TGATTATTTGCCATGTTTAAAATTCACAAGTAAATTGAATTGTTCGCTCACCTAAATTAGCATTGATTTGATTTATTCGGGCATTAACAACAGCACCGTATGGAGTGCTTAATCGAACGGTGCGATTGACATCGAGTTGTTGCACTAATTGACAATTTGCCCGAACCGTAAATTCGGCATTCCAGAATCGGAATGGGTTTTGATATGGGTCATCGATAACATGAAAGTTATCATACATATCTGGTACATTTATAACAGGTTGAAATGTTTGTGAAACGGTTGGTAAATACTTTTTACTTACATGAGCAGGTACATTTGGATATCCCGGAGCATTGCCACTACCTCCATAATATTTAACATACGCTTCCTCCCGATTGACTCCATCCCATATTAGCATTTTCGGAGAACTGGCGGTATCTTTTGCCATTAATAACGCTTTTGTATATTGGTTAATATTAGGTAGTAAGATAGCAACAAACGGCAATCCTGTGACGCTTGTATTTCTCATTATGGTTTCTGCAATTGGGTCAAAGAAAAATCTGGCAGGTGCATACGATAATGTTTTTTCAATCATACCCTCAAAATTATTATTAGGTGGGGTATATTCTTCATACCTTACATAAGCCAACCTTGCCTCGTTACCTACATCGTCTAATGCATCCATAGCACAATCTATTTTTATTGATGCGTTTAACTTGTTTTCGTTATAAGTAAAGCACACGCCCTCTAGTATATCACCAGTCGAAGCGTTTGCAACAGCATCGTAAATAAATGGTTGACTTAAATAAAAATCTTTCCGCTCAAAATATAATTGCCCTTGACTAACCCACCACCTAGCATTGAAGTCTTTAGCAATTACATCAAGCCAAGTTGACATTTTTGCTGTTGGTCTGTTTGCTTGAGTATAAACGGTTGGGTTTCTTTTACCCTTTTCAGCAGGGGCAAAGAAATATAAAGCATTCCAATATTCATTGTTTGGGTTATTTAATATGGATGAATTGAATTGATTTATACCGCATATCTGGCAGGCGTTTTCGACATACTGCCGATATAATGGAGTAGGGTGTTTACGACCGCATCCGATGAAGTTTTCAGCCAAATTATCAAGCAGTTGATTGTAACCATTGAACATAAATCCGGGGTCTTGAAATAATTGGTCACAGGCTGGTGGTGTCATATCAAGGTTGAATCCGGGTATGACATTTAATATAGTTTCTAATGCTCTTAATATACCACATATTGCCAATAACGATGCTGTAATTGCAAGAAGAAGAGTTTGTATTACTGGCCATATTACATACCCAATAAATAATAATATTGAACCTAAATTGTATAATACAATATGAAGCCAATCAGGACGCAGTTCATTGCAATAAGTAACTAATGGGAACTTGCTCCCGTTGGCGTTATAGTTATAATAAAAATACCCATTTCTGTTATCACTTATCTCGTATTTATTCAAACACTGATAAATTAGTTCGTCTGGGTCTTGTCGTGTCAATCGGCAAGTTACGAAGCAATCGTTTGCACAAAAATCAACCATATCACCACGAATGATAAGGTCACGATACACTGGAGCATTACAGCAGTCATCCCAAACCTCAACCGTTGCAGATTGATTCAATCCGTTTGGGTTAGCAACCATAAGAGGATAGATTATTGCAAAGCCATCATCATAAAACTTCAATTGATTCGTGTATGACTTTTGCGTTCTACCCGTTTCGGAATCTCTCGAATAATTCAGAGTGAAATCTTCTAACCCTTCTATCCTGCCCTGTATCGGTGTGCCGTTAATCTTGATGTGTAGCATTAGGAAATCCTCCTTCTTAGTCTGCGTATTTCGGTCTGGCTTCTCTCTGTTATGACCGCAATGCCTCGTTCGTTAATAGCCACATTGGTATGCGGAATGTACTTGGCAATTGCACGACCAATCGTATCAGGGTCGATTGTTTGCGAAGTATTCGTTCGCCTCATTCCTGATGTGGCAAGTTCCGCTAAGAAGCCAGCCTCCTTGTCGCTTATCTTTTTGTCCTGAGCCAAATCAAGTAGTGCAGAATAACCCGGCTGTGTGTTTATATCAGCAGGTACAACACGCTCGTCTGGTGTTAGGATAGCGTGAACGGAATCTCTACCCCTAACCGCACCTCGCATCATTGGTACTCGCTTCGTTCCTTTGTTGTATGCCATTGGCTGGGCAAGTACGATTCCTGTTTGAATTGCACCCAAAGAGATTATAAAAGGTGCAAGTGGTAGTGGGTTAGAAGCAACTTGAACGGCTGTACCGATTGCGATTTGAGCAATAGCATTAATCCTATCTGCAACGGCTTGCTTGCGTTTAATTGCTCGAAGTTGTTGGTCATATTGTTCCTGACCGATTAACCCTGCCTGCCTTTGCTTCTCAACCATTTCAGCCTCACCATCAAGTTCTTTTTGCCTGTAAGCCATAATCGTATCAACCGTTCCTCTGGCTGAATCAATTGCCATCTGCCTTACCAATTGTTCTTTACTTGCTTTTATATTAATAATATCAGTTTCAGTTTTTTCAAGATTTTTCTTTTCCTTAAGACCGTATTTTTCTCTTAGTTTGGCTAATGCTTTTAGATAACCTTCATCTTTTATTAATTTTTCATCGTACTGCATATTCAGTAGCCTTAATTCTCTTTCAAAATTACTCTTTGTAATCTCTTCAACGGTTTGGTCACTACCTTGTATTTTAATTCTAATCTTAGAGTTATACTCATCCCTATTTTTTAATTTTCTATCATCATTAAATTTGGTTATACTCAACATTGTATCTGCAACAATTTTCTCGTTTTTGATTTTTTCGTTCATTGCTTGCATATCAGCATCGTATTGTTCTTTTTCTTTTAATGCTTGCAACTTCTCACGCTCTTTTCGTTCCTTTTCGAGTGATTTAATTTGGGCATCGGTCAAAGTTGTTGTTTTTGCTTTTTCCGAACCCTCATCCTGCAATAATTTTATTTCAGACTTAACCGCTTCGTTATAGACTTGTTGCTTTTGAACTAATTCAAATAAATCAAATAGTCTGCGTTTGGCATCATAACCTGCACCGCCTCTTTCTATATCTGCTCTTACTTTGCCCCTCTCTAATAATAATTCGTTTTCTTTTTTCTGACCAGTTTCGAGTAATTTATTTAGAGCCTCTTTTTTCTGGTCAATTGTTAATTGCTTTTCGTCAAGTTTTTGATTTATGTTTTTTATTACCGCCTGAGCCTGTAAAGTCTGCTCGGTTTTTTTCCCACTTAAATAAGCCTCAGTCGTTCCTTTCGTCAATACCTGAACTCCTCTATCAACTGCGTTAATTAATCCTGTCAAGGAGTTAATAGCAATATCAAACGGGGCAGAATTACCTATATTCAGCATAAGTGAATCCCATGCGTTTGTAAGTCGATTCAAACTACCTTGAAGCCCCTCTGATAACTTTTCCGCATCGCCTCCAAACGCCTTCTCCATTTCGGTTGCGAATTTGGGGAGAACTTCCGATGCCAGTAATTCTCCATTCGCCATCATCTTATCGAGTTGTTGTGTGGTAACTCCTAATGATTTAGCCATGATTCCCATAGCCGAAGGAAGTGCCTCTCCAAGTTGCCCACGCAATTCCTCGGCTGAGATTTTGCCTTTCCCAATCATTTGAGTTAATGCAGTCATAGCACGACCAGCACTTTCCGCACTCGCACCTGAACCAGCAATTGCAACAGACATTGACTTGAATATCTTATCGGCTTTACTTACCTCCATTCCCGATGCTTTCGCAGCACCTACGAAATTCACATATTCGTTTGCTAACCCTTTAAATTCAAGTCCTAATTTATTCGCCAATATTCGCAGGTCATCCATGGCTTTTTGACCCTCAATTGCACCGCCTGCAATTGAATTAAGTCGTATCTGAATAGATTCAAATTGCTTCGTAACATTCAACACTTCCTTTCCGAATGCAATTAATCTTTCAACTGCAAACGCACCAGCAACCATGCCACCGATTTTACCAAGTGCGTCATCAAGACCAGAAACATCATTCTTTGCTTTTTTGGTTGCGTTGTCCAACTTATTCATCCCATCCACTGCTGGCTGGGTATCGGCAACTACTCGGAAAACTATATTTTGAGCCATCGGTTTTACTTAATTTAACCCAATATGGCTTGGTCAGCCTAAGTCCGGGGAGGACAAGACAAAGGTAAGAAAAAAATGGGATTAATTAATCCAATTCATCAAAGTCAACACCCGTCCTTTTGAAAAACCATAATTCTTGTTTTTGTTTTTCAGTGATTTGATTATAAAATGTTCTATTATTTATTTTTGCTTTTTCAATGGCTTCTCTTATTCCGTAACCATTTTTAATGTACGAAATCACTTCATTGTAAGATGATTGATTTATTGTTTTTGGTTTTTTGGTAGGCTTCTGAGGTTTGGGAGGTTTTGGTGGTTTAGGAGGTTTCGAAAGCCTTATCCTTTCTCTATACCTTCTGTTTGCCTCAACGGCTTTAGTTTTATTATATCTTTCTGTGGCTTCTCTTCCTTTTTCTGTACTTCTATATCGTCTTGTTACACAGGATTGACATAAACCTTTGCAATGTATTTTTTTTAATACTTTGCAATCAATACATACTTCTATTTTCATAAAACCTTAAACGGACTTCCCGATATTTAGTTTCACATCAACCCATTTGCCACGATTCGTCTTTTTTACATGACCGATTACCTTTCCGGTATCGTCAATAACGGCACGAATTAAGCCTCGTCTGTATTGTCTGTTAACGCTCGCCATAAGTGAATGCTGTTAGTGCTATTCCGCAAATAACTCCGATTAAAAATATTAGTACCATCATACCTTAACGCTTTTTTGTTTTAAGTGTAACTCGTATTTCCATGCGTTGATTGTCGAGGCGTACTCTTCAATTGGCATTCGTTCAAGCATTTTAATTTCAGTTATCGAACCGTTGCAAGCCATACGATGTAATAAGTTCACTTCAGTTACGCAGGTTGAGAACTCATCAGCCCAGTTTCGGCTAAGGGAAAGATACTCTTGCTTGGGTCGCTCGACTCCGTCAAACTCCTTTGAAGGATATGCATACGGATATAGGCGTCTGAGATGTCCGATAAGTCCATTGTATAACGCACTGCCAACTGAATAAAAAAAAACCGTGCTTCTTCGTCCTGCTTCCATAATTCGATTTTCGTCCGTTGCATTTTCGGGTCAAAATCAAGCGGTTCTTCATCGGGATGAATCACGAATACACAGGCTAAATCTTGCAGTAACGATTCATCTGGAATGTCGTTGATTCGCTTTTGAAGTTGGTCAAACTTGGCAAATCCATCGACTATTTTACCAGCGTTTAAATCTTGTTTAATTTCTTCAAACGCCTGAACCAATCGTTCTGGATTCAATCCCATCGAAGCCCTACGAACGGCAAGGTCAGCAGGTATAACTCGATTGGCTGGAATATCTCCCCATGTTTCGAATGAACGCCATTCGATGCCATTTGAATCGGTGTAAATGTTTTTAAGGTTGCTCATATTGATGTAAAGTTACCCTTTTTAGCAAATCTATCCAAAAACTGCCGATGGAATGTCCAAAGGTAGTACTCGGCACAATCGAATAAGTGACCAGTCAATGCGTCTGGTGCTTTCTTGCCCGAATCATCTGCCCGTTGCATTAACTCCATGTCTTGAATTAAATACTTACAACCCGAATCAATCATGATATTACCATGCTTAGCCAGCATGCTGTTTAGTAGTACGATATAATCCACGCTGAGCGGATTAGCCGAAAGTAATCGTATCTGAGCCTCACTTACACCCAGTTCGCCTTTGATTATTTTCCAGTTGGATAGCCCTTTTGAAATTGTCGTTCTGTTTCTTCCAGAAGCGTCCCCAGTCAATATCAACCTGTGCTGGTTCGGGTATTTGCTTTTGATACGCTGGCATAGTTCGGTGACATCAGAATTGATTATCCGTTCCTCTCCGATTATCCTGATTCGCTTCCTGTCTGGCGTGTGCTGAGCATAAATGCATGTCATTGGCGACACATTAAAGTCGAATGAAATGTAAATGGGTAGGTTCGGGTCTTCATCAACCTTGCCGACATGAACTGAACGGGTAAATGAATAAGCGTAGATTGACGATTGTGCCGTAATAAGGTGGGCTAATACTTCCCGCTTGAATGTCTGCGGGTCAAGAGTGGCTTCCAATTGCTCAATGTATCCCTGTGGTAGGTTGTGTTGATTGACATAGGATTCAGCCTGAACTATTGCAATTCGATTTGATTCGATTTGGCTGGCTTCTTTGAGTTCGAGATAGTACTTGACATTGTCGGGTGGAGTGGTAGCGGTTAGGATTTTATGGGTAAGATTCAATCCTTTGAAAGTTTGACCACGCATCCTTGCCCGTAGTTTACCCAAGGCGAACTCAAAGTTTCGGACATCACGAGTTTCATCCACCACAATCCAATCCCACTCCGACCCGTTTACGGTGTTGTAATTTTCGAGGCTGGTTAATACAGCATAAGACCCCCATCGAAAGGTAATAACATTCTCCGACCCGATACGGGAATAAGGCTTAACGCCCTTCATCTGCCTGTTTACGATGTAATCTCGTTCTGGTTGTAATCCTGCCCGTTGCCATGCCGATTCGATTCCGGGCAAGGTGGCAGTCTTCATCATCGGTACGGTAGGGGCACAAATAAGACCTCGGCTATTCGGTACGGATAAGAATGGAATCGAAGCCATCCCGAGCATGAAGGTCTTACCTACTCCAACGCCCGTAACCATGTGAACCTCCTTAGCCTCGGAATGATGGAGCAAATAGTACGCTTGTTGCTGGGCTTCGTTTAGTTCGGTCAAAACAATCTTAGTTGAGATTTGAAGTCATTGAAGCGTCTGTTTTGTTTATTGAAATACTCAGGGTCAATTTCAAATCCAACAAAATTAAAACCGCCTTTGTACGATGCAATTCGACTGCTACCTGAGCCTAAATGGGTGTCTAAGATTAGGTCGGTTGGCTTGGCGTATTTTGATAAAATCCAATCGTATAAAGCAACAGGTTTTTGTGTTGGGTGGATGCGATTTTGTTGTCTTGCTGTGTTATAATTATATTTTTTTGCACTTGAATTAAAAGAAGTCCAAGCCATTTCAAATTGAGCAAAAGTAACTTCTTCTGAAAACCCTTTATCCCACAACAGCCAGCATGGAGTTGGAGTAAGATATTCGGTCATGTAATTACCTCCCCAAATAATTTGATTTTTAGAAATCCTAAATAATTCATCAAAGTATTCTTCATTTGGAATGGAATTATCATTGCCTGCAAATTTGTGATAATTGCTTTTTTTATCTCCTTTTCTTCTACCTATTGAAACATTTACATTTATCCCATACGGTGGGTCAACTATTGCCAAGTCAAAATGATTGTCAGCATATCGTTTCATTCCTGAAACGCAATCTTCTAAATATACCTCTGATGTCATATTGACTTATACGCAATTGGCTCAATTTAGTTCGGTCATTCGATTGATTCAAGCCAAGCATCAACTGAACTGACCCGAGCGTAAAGATTGCCCCGACCTCTGGACATCATATCCGTAGTTTCATCCAGTCGGTTGTGTCGAGTTACTACTATTTGAACCGTGTCGAAATGCTCCATCAGTTCGGCTGTTTTTGTTTCCAGAACTTTATGTAATTGGATGGCTTCGGCTTCGGTCATTTTACCACCGGATGAAGGTGTAGATATCGTTAGTCTCAATCATGAACCCGAGGTTGTTCAACTCAAATTCGGTGTTGTTTTTCAACTTGTAACTCAATACAAGTTCAGTTGCTCCGGTTTCGGCAACGCTGTGGATGTCTGCCAAAATCAATCCAAGTTCTTTGAGTTTGGAGCGTTCGACTAATTGTCTTGCGTAATCTGCTGTAAATGTTTCCATGATTTTATTTGTTCAGTTTATCAATAGCCTCCTTCGATATGTTTACGGTGATTTGGGGCGGTTGGTAGGCTTCTGCTTGATTGTTTGCTGGGTCTGCCTCCTGTGATAGTTTGCCGTATTTTTTCGGGGATAATCGTTCCATCAGCCACATTCTTGTTTCAACCCTGAGTTTTGAACGGCTTGTAAATTCCCGATTTTCAACTACGCCCTTGCTGGTTTCGATTGTATCTCCGCTTGAATCGTCTGCAATAACCAGACAGGATTCAGCCATTCGGTCTGATTGGGCTTGCTTGCTCCGCGTATAACACTCCGAAAACTTTGGGTATTGGTCAAGCCATAAATAAATAGAACTGGGTGCAGGAAACCAATCAAGTGATTCAGATAAGGCAAAAATACCCTTTTCTGATTTCATTATTTCATCACAGATTCGGTCTGCTAATTCTTGAGTAAATATTGTGGGTCTGCCCCCTTTATTTTTTACCGCTTCGGGTGCGGTCAACCCTACTGGCTTAACTGGTTGTCTTTTTGCCATTTTGATTCAATGCTGAATTTCGCAAATATACGAAATTACTTTGATTCTTTCAACTCGTTCGCTTTGTTCTCGTACCAGATTGCCTTGGATATATCTTGCTCGGCAGAATCTTTATAGCCTGCACGCATCCGATATTTGAAAGCATTTATTTCGCAAAAGTGAATGAGTTTTTCCGTTCCGTAAACTTTCAACATCATTTCGAAAGTTTCGATTGATTGTTTTTTGTAATGATTCATGGGGCAAAAGTAGTATGTTTTACATTATTTTATTTTCATTCGTTTTATTTCATTTGAATTTATTTAGGTTTATTTGTAATTGTTTAATAATGAGCACTTTAGTATAATATGAATTTTTTCGTGTAGTAGGTTGTAGGTAGTTGTAGTAAGTTGAAAAATTCCTCAACTTACTACGCTTTTGAAAAAAACTTCAAGTTATAACTCTCTAATAATAAATATATTATAATTATTAATTAATATATTTATTTATATTAGAGTAAGATAGTAGGTTGTTTTTGCATTTTTAACTTTTTTTAAATTTTTTTTCTTCAATTCAATTTTGAAAATTAATTTTGAAAAATAGTTTAAACGGCAAAAACTACCACCTCTACCTACTACAAATGCCGTAACTTATTGAAAATTAAACCGTTTAGTGTAGTAAGATGAAAAACAACCCAACTACGACCAACCCCCTCGCCTCGGAAAGCAAAATTCAACAGGTAGCCATCATGGAAATTTGGAACAAATTGCCCCAAACTCGGCTTTGTTTGTTCCATGTTCCGAACGGAATGTTCTCAAATGCTCGTGAAGGGGCTAAATTTAAGGCTCAGGGCGTTATCTCAGGCGTTCCCGACCTTGTGTTCATCTGGCAGGGGAAAACGCATTACATCGAAGTTAAATGCGAAAAAGGCAAATTATCAGAAAATCAAAAAGCCCTGCACCAAAAATGGATGGAGCAGGGCGTTGAAGTTAAGGTAATGAGAAGTTCGGAGGAAATTATTCAGTTTGTCCGGAAATTGGTCGAACAAGATAGACCGTCCGGGG